TCTAACATAACTTACTCCTTTATTAGTCTAACATTTTTATAATGATTAGTTGAAGTGCTAAGATAAGTAATGCTGTTTCTATCATTCTACATCCCTCTCTTCTTCAACTAAGTCAACAAGTTCACATACACTACCAGTACATGCTAATGATTTAGTACCTACTGTCATATCTGTCAACTCGTACTGGCTAATCAAATCCCAGTCTACTGACTTAGGCATCTTCTTAGCTAGTTTGGTGTACTCTGCTTTAGTACAGTCTTCATAAGGTGCTTGTTGGTAGGAGTGGTCAGAGTGTGGCAGGAAACTAACACCACTGACCTCATCAAAGTGCTTGTATACCCACGCACCTACTTCCATCCACTCATGCTCTCTTACACTTACGGTCACACTAGGCTTATGTTCACAATAATATCTTTGATAAGTGAGCCATAGTTCTAGCTGTTCGATAGCAGTCCTGTCGTTCCTGAGTATAGCACCTTCGGGTGCTTTCATTGGGAAGGTAAAGACTTTAACGCTATTAGGTTTCATTACATCAGCCTCACAAGGTATGCCTTGGTCTTCCATGAGTTGAGCGATAGGGTCTTTAGCGTCTGCTCTTACTCTACGGAAATAGTAGTCATTGTGCCTAGTGTGTATACCACTTGCACTATCTACTAATTGACTGACTGTGCCACTAGGTTTAATCGCTGTTGTTGCAGTTGCTTGACTGATACCTAGCAGTTCTGACCAATGCTCATTAACCTTAACTGTTTCTTTTCTAAGGTCGCTGAGAAAGTCAGGTAAACTTCTTTTACCATAGTAGCCTCTATCTTCACTGCTACCATTCATAAAACTATTGTCCATTATACCAGTTAATGACACTCCAAGCAAGGCTTCTTCTTCTGTATTTTTAACCCATTTCGGTCTAAGTCTCTTAATATTAGTAAGACTTGCCTGAAATGTGCCCAGTATGGTGGCTAATCTTGCCTTACGGAGCATATCTTTCTGTGTGTCTGTTGCTCGTATCACTACCTCTGTTAAGTTACAAAATTGACCATCTCTCAGGATTATTTCACTACAAGGATTACAACCAAAGTCATGCTCAGTATCTCTCCTACCTATGGATGCTACCTGTTTGATAGCCGCTTCTCTGTTAAAGATACCACGCTCACCTGACTTAGATTCATATAAAGAAGTCCACTCTTTCATGAAGATTCCAATGTCTGGCTTTTCTGTGTAGCATACGCTATTGTTACTGAGTGCCATTTCCGGTGTGTCTGACCACCACTGACCTGACTTAGCGTTACGCATACGCTCATCAGTTAAGTTCGATAGAGATATAAGTGCTGACCTACGCACACCACCTACGACTACCACCTCTGCTATCTTACACATCATTCTATGACACTCATAACTTGTTAGCTTTCTTCCTACTGACTCTTTGAATAGGTTAGTAGCGAAGTTAAATAAATCAAGCAGTGGTTCAGGACCACTTGCTCTACCGCCAAAGGTAGCTAACCTAGAACCTTTGGGTCTAATCCTAGAGAAATCCCACTTAGGCATTTCACCATTGTATAAATAAGTAATTAGTTTTCTAAACGCAGACTGCCATCCTTCCTTACTGTCTTGTACCACTACTGTGTCCTCAACATCAATCATTTCTTCTGGTACTTCTGGTAGTTTGGAAATGAATTGTCTTTCTACACTAAAGCCTACACCAGTTCCATGCATGAGTACATACAAGCACTCATCAAATGCTTTGGGATGGTCAACACTAAGGTATGCACAGTTGTATCCGGCTATGTTGTTGTCTTTGAGTGCCTTGCCTGAGGTCATCAATGCTCTCATGCTCGGCATAACTTCTAGGTTTAATACTGCATCTTCTAATATTTTCCTAGTCTTGGGTAATAACTCATGGTCACAGTTCTCTTTGAGATGTTCTTCCATGAAGTCAAAGTATCTAGCAACTGTCTCTTGCCATGTCTCTCTTCTGTTTTTATCAGGTAGCCACCTTGCATATCTGCTTAGTGCTATAAAGTTTTGGTAGTCATTCGGTAGTGTGTTCATTCTTCATCCTCTAGTGGTGCGATTTCAATGTCAACCATCTTATCGCCATTCTCGTCATAATAATCTTTGTACTTTAATCTGCCATTTCTGTGTAATAGTATTGCTGTTGTTATTCCTTTGTCGTATGCTCTCTTGTGTGTAAAGTAAATAGCAACTGCACCTAATAACATAAAAGCTAGGCTTATCTCTATGTATTCCATTCGGTCTCCTCAAAGTCCTCTAAGAATCTATCTTTCTTTTCAATGAGTTTGCTTTCAAATGCATCAAGTAACTCATCAGGCTCTATCTCTAACTCATCACATATTAAACAGGTGTCATAAGTTGCAGAGATAAAAGCCTTCAACTCTGGTAGTAGCTTCAAAAACTTGCTCCTTTATTGTCAACAAAATAATTAGTTATCTTGCCTGAAGGAATAGGTCTAGCATCTAAGCTACCATAACAGTCCTCTTTGAATCCACAAAATGCACAGGTCATGCATAGCTTCTCCTCTCCTGACTTAGTCATAGTAGTAGCGTTAGCTATTCTCATAGGCGGTGTATCCGAGGCCATTTTATTTTTTAAGTCAACAATAAAAGTATCTACATCTTGTTCAAGTTCCTGTTTGCACAGCTTAAGAGTTGATTTGTTTTTATTCAAAGCAAGGAAGTAACCATGCTTTCTCTTGTCTCCTTTGCCATAGGCTGATAGTTGCTTGATGTAGCCGAAGCCATCATCTTTAATACCATCCTCGGCAAACTTGTTATCCCAAGACCAAGCACTAGCGGTCTTAATATCTACAAGTTCTCCATCAATAGTGCAATCTTGAGAACCATCCACTCCCTCTACAGTATGTTTTTTCTGTTGTTCTGTAACTGAGTGTCCTGACAGTTTAATTAGAGCCACAAGCATAGCTTCTAACACATGACCTTGTAGAAAGGTAAGGTACACACTCCCATCTATCTCCTCTGGTGTGTACCCTTTCACAGTATACCACTGTGCCCTTTCACAACGACCAATGCTAGACATTCTCAAGTTTGTCTTTGCTTCATAAGGTTCAAAAGCATTCTTAATTGCTTGTTCAACCTCTCTACCACATTGCATAGCTATGGTGTCTAGGTCTCCAGAATAATTCTTTGACTTCATCACCTCGTACACATCGGGTATTATAGTATTTATACTCTTTTCCACTTTCTTACTCCTCTCTTGTTGTAATTTCTATTAGCCGATTTAAGTACCATTGTGCTTTCTTTAAATCTTCTAATCCATTCTTCATTTTGTAACGAGTTACATATTTTATCACATTGCCTTCCAGAAAACTCATGTTTTTTGAAGTGATATAATCAATGCACTCTATCCCTTGTGTGTAATGCTCAGGATTGATGTTGTCTTTCTTTCTATTCTCATTCCATTGCACTTTAATTTCGTTAGTGGGTTTCATTCCAACTTCTCCCTATTTTATACTCCCCAGTTATTGGACAATTTAGTTTATAATAATCTGTTGTCTGCTCCATAGCCTTAACAACCAAAGAGCCAATCTCGTCTGCATCATCAGGACTACACTCCAGTTGTATCTCATCATGTATAACACCCAGTTGCCTGTACTCTAAGTGTAGTGCAAGCGAGTGAAAAATAACCCATGCTCTCTTGCTTATTATAGCACCCGCACTCTGTAGTAAAAAGTTAAGTGAGGCATGTTCGCTCCTAACTCTGACGTGTCTGCCATCTAATGCTTTAAGGTATCCCTTGTCTGATGCCTTGCCTACTCTTTCTCTGAGTACTTTGAGGGCAGGTGTATTATCAAGAAAGTTTTTCTTAAGTACCTTGCCTTCTTCTATACCGCCACCCGCTATACTGCCTATCTTTTTATCTCCTGCACCATAGAGGAATGCATAGATAAATGTCTTGGCCTTATCTCTTGTGTCAAGTCCGGCTGACTTCTGATTGGCAGTGTGTATGTCACCTGTTAGTATCTCTTGTGTATAGTTCTCATCTCTCATGTAGTGGGCGAGGCATCTTAGTTCCAGTCCACTAAGGTCAGCACCTACTAGCACCTTGTCCTCAGGTACAGTAAACAATGCTCTCATCTCAGAGCCATACTCTTTGCCACTAGCAGTGACTTGTTGTAGGTTAGGATTACTACTGCTCATCCTGTGCGTCACAGTTCCCATAGTGTGTACTCTACTGTGTATTCTGCCTGTCCTTTCATCCAATGCATCAAGCCATGAGTTAATCTGACCTTGCCTCTTTTGTAACATAAGGTATCTACCAATGAGTTGTGCCTCAGGTATCTCTACATCCTTGAGTGTGGACTCGTCAACCTTAGGTCTGCCAGTTTCAGTGAACACTTCAGGATTCCAACCATAGTGCATAAGATGTCTGCCCACCTGTTGCCTACTGCCTAAGTTTAGTTCGGGGTATGCCCAGTAACCATAGTCACCTTCTTCATTGGTATGGCACTCGAGTTCAACCTCTGCTTGATAGCCTTTAGTTCTAGTAAAGTCTTTCTTAAATCTCTGCTCGACTGGTTTCTTGCTTTTCCATACAGGTAGGGGCTTAAATGTTTTATGTACTTCTTCCTCTGTACTGCGTAGGTCATCGTTTACTTTCTGTAATATCTCTATCGCACCTCGCTCATCAAAAAGCCAACCTGTACTCTCTTGCCAAGAGCAATGTCTTTTAGTGTCATACTCTAGTTGCTTAGCATCCTCACTTAATCTCTTTTGCTTCATGAGTTTGTAGACTTTAGTTGTTATCTCTACATCTCTTAAACAATACTCAACCATCTCATCACTTAGCTTTGACCAGTCCTCATGGTCTCCCTTAGGGTATCCTAAATACTCACCCCAGTTAGCTAGTGAGTGGCCACCCTCTCTGCGTGGACTGTCTAGCTGACTGAGTATCAGCGTGTCCTCTATTGTTGTGTTATCAAAGTCAGTACCCCATATTCTTGCGAGTACGGGGATGTCAAATGCTATACCATTATGAAACACTAAAGTCTGTGAGTCTATCCACTCGTTAAAGTCTTTAGACTCATAGAATACTTGTGTTTCTTCGGTGTATATATCTTGTACTGCCACGCACCACACCTTAGTGGCTTCTATACCATCAGTTTCTATGTCGCAACTAAAAGTCTGCGTCATTATTCCATCCGCCCACATCAGGGTTAACACCTTTCTCTAGCCTAGCAGTTTCAGGGTTAAAGTATGTCCAACCACCCTCTCCTGTCTGACCAGTTCTTCTTAGCTTGGGTACTCTAATGCGTGTTGAGTTCTTAGTGTAATCATCCTCTGCTAACTTATCTCTTGAGAATAGTATATTAGTATGACAGGCCTGTGGTATTGCACCACTACCCTTGACATCATACTCACTAATCTTGTGAGGATGTGAGCCATCGTCAGGCTTCCTTGTGTGTGTGCTTAGTATAACTGCACACTTAGTTTCTTTGCATAGTTTAATGAATCTGTCCATGACTTCTTCAATGTTCTCATTACTTAGGTTTTTAATTGCAGTATGCAATGGGTCTACCAATATTATACTACAACCTAATCCTTTTACAAAGTATCTTATCTTAGAAAACATTTCCTCAAGGTCAATACTACCGCCACCATCATTATGTAACTGTATCTTTGTGCCGAATCCTATCTCGATGGCCTTGTCCATGATGTTGTCTACATTAAGCTCTGTTGGTTTAACTAGTTGTAAGTTCTCTGATGTATGTACACTCACAACCTTCCTGATTGTTTCATCAATGTTATCCTCTACCATGAAACAACCTATCTTCTCCTCTGTTTCTGTGGCAAAGTGATAGATGAGTTCATTAAGTATAGTAGTCTTACCAATACTGGTGTGTGCTATGATTGATACCAGTTCTCCCTTTGCTATACCGCCCCTCATCATGTGGTTTAACTCTCCAAAAGAGTCAGGCAGTGGCACAAGTTCTGTGTTCTTGTAGTTAAGCATGGCCTCTCGCATGTCCTCAACTGTAGCAACACCACTAACTGTGTAATCTTTTGCGTAGTTCCACCACTCATCTAAGAATTCTTTGCCATCACCATGCTTGAGGTAATCACTTGCATCCTTGTGCTTGGCTAGTGTGAGTATCTTACATTTATTCGGACCAAGTATAGGTGCTACTCTCTCTACTGCTTCTCGGCCTACCTCGTCATTATCAAAACATAATACTACAGTTTCAAATGAGTCAAGCCATTCAAGGTTAGCTTTAATATTTGCAGTAGCATGTACTCCATTGTTAATTGATACTGATGCCCACCGACTACCGCACATCTCATATACTGACATAGCATCCAACTCACCCTCGCATACTGTGACATACTTACCGCCACCTTGAAACAAGTTCTGGCCAAATAACATATTCTTGTTAGTGGTATCTCCCTTGCCATAGAAAGACTTACTAGCAACCACCCTTGTTTTCATACCAACCATGTTATTCTTATGATTGTAGTATGGGTAGTGATGTTTAATCACTTTGCCCTTGCCATCCTTCTCACACTTGACCTTGTATCTCTCTAAGGTTTCGGCTCTTAGCTTTCTATCATGTAGAGTATAGTAATCCCCTCGATACTCGTGCTTCCAAGAGTCATCACCTTTCTCTGTAATCTGTATAGGTTTGTTACTGTGTTCAACAAAGCCATGCTCTCCACAAGAAAAGCAATGTGTCTGTCCATCTGAGTATACCACTAAGTTATCTTTGCTACTGTCTTTGCCTAGCTTTGCACAACTAGGGCATTGTTCTTTCCGTATTACTTTATTATTCTTTTCCACTTTTCTCCTCGTTTAAATTAAAAGGGCAACCGAAGTTGCCCCAATATTATAACCTAGATTAATTTAAAAGTACAACTAAAATTCAGATGGGTCGTATTCGTCTACTCCATCTGCCTTCTCATCCACCCTCACACGCTCTAAGTAAGTGTATCCATCGTAAGGTGCTTTGCCTTTCTTAACAAGCATAGTAACCTTATCTCCAAACAAAGACAGGTGAGTAGCATCCACCTCGGCCTTGTCTGAATTGTAAATCTTAGGCTGACCAAAGTCTACCTTACGCTTAGAAGTAATCTGAGTCTTGCCTTCATACTCCTTAGTCACTAAGCCATTCTTCTCAGCTTCCTTGATACCTGACTTATCTAAGGATACAGTAAGTGTGTACTTACTTTGTCCTTTGAATACATCGGGCTGAGTTACTTTGTTAAACACAACTTCACCAGTCAATGATATATAATCACTCATTTCTACATCTCCTTATAGTTAACATTTAATTTTACATCTAGCAGTATTCTAAGTAATACTACTAAAAGTGTAGTAGAAAAAATGGAAGTAAAAACTACTACACTCTTAGTAATACTAAGTAAGTAACATTGATTAAAAGTTATTTATTTATATAAACAATAAATTGGTTCAATGAATTTCTTTCTTAGAATGGTAGTATTGTATCATAAATTTTATACTTTGTAAAGCAATCGTACATAAAAAAAGGTAGACATTTCTGCCTACCTTCTTAGGTTATTTAGGTGTATCAGATTTAAACCACTTGTCACTAATATCACCATCAGTATTTTTGACAGTCCAATATTGTGTAGTAAAACCTAATATATCCCTGTCCTTTTTTGCATATCTTTTTTCAACCAATGTAACTTCGCCGATATATGCATCTTCCATCATCCAATAATGATAAAGTTTAACTTTGTTGCCAACCTTAAAATCTTCATACTTATTTTTTGATGGTGCAAACATTTTGTTTTCATCTTCATTAGCAATCTTATTAAGAGCATTGCTTAGCTCTAGTTCAATGTTAGTCATTGTAACTCCATTTTAATTAAAAGAATGTACCACGTTGTATTTTTAAAGAGCCTCGACCTTCTGGCAGTGACGAGTAGAAATTACATCATACCATTAAAACTTGCTCTTGTCAAATTTATTTTGAAAAGCCTATTGTGTAGGGGCTTGGAGATTAAAGCTGAATGATTATCATTCTCATTTGGACATAAAAAAGGAGCATTTCTGCTCCCTTAGGTTCTAGCTTTTTAAGTCTTCGTGCCTTTGTACTAAGTAGCCTAGCTTGTGCATCATACCAAACAAGGAGTCCTCGTCAGCCTCGCTTAAAGCTACCTTCAAGGCCTGTTCTCTCTGCTCCCTTTCAAACTCCTTAGTTTGTAGGTATTCGTCTACAAAATCCATGCTCTCGACCTCACCAGACTCGTTAACATAGCCCTTATCTTCGCACCAACTAATATATCTTTTAATTCCACTCATTTTTACTCCCTAAAATTGAGGCTCAAACTCTATGCCTCTATCCACTAAAGACTTGAAATGCTCTGCCTTACCCTTGTAAAACAGAGCATCACTAAGCCTATCCTCGAAGTCAGCATCTAAGTATAAGTTATGCAATCTCTTGTACTCGACTGCACAGTCTAATAGTTTATGCTCAACTTCCCAATTTCTACCTGTCATATCACTCATTGAGTCTATTATACATCAAATCAAACTCAACATCTTCCCTTGATGGTGTGTTACCGCCAAGATATTTCTTGAGTATCTCCTCAGTATCTTCTTCAATGAGCCTAATCTTTTCTATGCGGTCATTAATCTCTTGCCTGAGTTTCTTCTTGACCTTGTTCTTCCTAGTCAGTTCTTTCTCAAGTTCCTTGAGCCACTCATTGCCCTCTGTTGCACCTTTCATGTGTACTCCTTGTCTATGAAATCACTACGACTCATACCTTTGTCAGCGTACTCATCCTCTCCCTCAACAGGAATATCAGGGAAAATCTCCTTTACCTTTTCTTCAACTGCCTTTGTAAGTTCGGGCGTTGGCATATCAATTATAATCTTATTCATTATTATTCTCCTCAACTAAGTGAGCATCATTATCAGTATGCCAAGCTAATTTCTCCTCAAGCCCACTAATATCTGCCCAAAGACTTTTAATTTCTTCTTTGAGTGCATCATTATCTTTCTTGAGAGTTCTATTAATTCTCAAGGCTTCATCATTAAAGTGCTTGTTATTATTTGGATTGCTCATGATGATAATGCTCCATTCTTTATGTCATACTCTACATCTCTAATAATTATCTCAGCCATCTCATTATCAAATAAGTATTCATTCCTATCTGCTCTTGCACAAGCCTCATTCCATACATCAATAGTAAGGTTAGGCATTGGACAAAGTTCATCACCATTTAAATCTTCAATGGCTTTCCAACCAATCATTATATGGTCATCTAACTCATTGTGTTTAGTTAGGTACTCTATTGCTTCTTTTACTTGCATTACTTCTCCATTTCTTAGTTAATAGGAGTATAGACTATCGCCCTCATGAGTTAATAGCAATAGCCTATATTTCTAACAACTAATTTATACTTACTTCGGTTATGTAACTTGACTTGGTTCGCATACTTGTGTACTGCCTTTTATAACCTCATCCCTTTAAATTTTTCTGCCTAGTATAAATAAGTGAGCAGTTTGGGAAAGAGTCATACTCAGGACTCTAAATCTTTTTATGTCATACTCAGGACTCCTCTCTAGATTTTCAGGGCTTCCACCATTGGCACTAGACACCGGTAAGATGTGTGGATAAGGTTATACATATTTGTACTCTTAACTCTACACAAATTTGGGAGCAGTTTAGTAAGTCATGCTCAGGACTCGGAGATTATCTCTATAGGCTATTAAACCATGTATCAAAGGTTAAGTCAAGCCAATTATGTGAATTATTAAGGCTGATAATCACTTGTACTTGCCATAATAATATACTTGTATTAATTATAACACCGATTGCACCTAGTGTCATAAGTATTTTATAAAGTGTTTTCATTCTTGTAATTCCTTATCTATTTTGTCATTAACTTCTTTTGCATAGTCCTGAGTTACTACAACACAACACAGGCCTATAATAACCAGTAAGGCAATGAATATATCCAATAACATTATTTACCCCCTGATTTAGCTAATGTACTGCTTTTAATCCAACCCAAAGGAATGTTATAATTATCTCTAACTATTGCCATTGCTTCATAATCATTTTTAGCATTAATAAATTTGATTGATACTCCTAAGTTTTCGCTTAGGTTATCAAGTTCTTGATAGTGTACTATCTTATATGTATTAAGTATTTTTTCCATTTGTTTTATCTCCGTTTTACTTTTTCGATTATGACTGTATTTTCGTTATGTCTATAACATGCCATACAATCTACACATTTTTGGCCTGTGCAATGCACTTGGCCTTCCTTAACGCTATCATCATACGAAGCGTTAAAAACCTTATGAAAGCCTTCAGGGGGCTTTTCTATTATTCTATTGGTTTTTGGGTTAGAATAAATAAATATAATGTTTTTGGGTGCTTCCTCGCACTCTAAGAACTGCTTTACTAGATTGCTTCTCTTAGTCCATAAAGCAAAATGAGTATCAGGGTTCAATTTAGCTATGTTAATAAAATTAATTAAATGCTCGTAGTTGATTAGCTCTCCATGTGCATGAAAGCGGAAAGTATGAGCGTTAATCGAGGGTAAATTATCAAGGGGTATAATGCTCTCTAAAGCCTTTGAATTCTTCTCCCATGATGGAGCGCAATTCTTCCTTGAACCTTCTAACATCGAGGCACTATAACAAACTTTACAAATAGTGTCTGTGCTTCTCATTTTGCTACAGTATTCATTTGTCAAGGTGTTAGTATTGAGGGCGGGTATTCCTTGCAATTTACCCGTCATTTTGGACTCTGTGAGTCTGTTTAAGTATTCCATTCTTTTCTAGCTCCTATTTAAAATAACAAACTTCTTAGCATGTCTTAAAGCATCCTGAAAATTTTCCATCTGCTCCAACCCGTCTACATCTCCAATGTCACCACCGCTTGACCTTGAAAAATTAACACCTTTTTTAGACACTTCAACGGATAGCACATTGCTCCAATATCCTTTGGGCTGATAAGATGCTTTATAAACGGGATAACTCCAATCATTAGGATTATCAGATTTAAGATTGTCATAATCTGTATTTTCATGCTCAGTAATTTTGACCTTAAATCCTTGCTTATGCTCTTTTTTTGTCCAATTTTTATAATAGTCTTTCATTGCTTTATATCTCCATTTTATAATAAAGGGTAAAGGCTCTCGATGTGAAAGCCCTTAGCTTTTATGATTATACGTTTATATTCCAGAGTTTAAGTTCATTATTAACATAAGGCATGAACTCAGTCCTTGTGTATTCTTTTCCTTTGAGTCTAACTACTAAAGGAATGCACTCGTAAACTTCAAACCATTTATATAAATATTCGTTTAAATCCTTTGTAAATTGCTTTTTATTTGTCATTGTTTTACTCTCCAATAGTTGCAAGTTGTTTTTGGGCTTCTCTCTCCCATACTATATTGAAACTTTGTATTGCTAGTTCCTTGTATAGCTTATCAATTTGTATTACTTTGTCATTCATTGACTCGAAATGCTCCCCGTATTGTATGAGCTTATGGGCTTGACTGTCCTTGCTCCAACGCTCGATGTACTCCGCTTGTGTAACTTGTATTTCACCCTCGAAATAATCTTTTACTGTGATTGTTTTATTTTTCATTGTTTTATATCTCCATTTTGTTAAAAGGTTGAATGATAATCATTCGCATTTAGTACTTTTCTTCGTCTTTCAAGGGTTAATATACACAGATTAAATCATATGTCAAGGGATTTATGCATTAATTATAAAACTTTGTAGACTTTGTGTATTAAGAAAATGATATATAAAAACTATGAATTCGACTCCGAATAAAAAACAAAAGGGAGTTTATACCCTTCGAGAGTCTACGAATAAAAACGAGGGGAGAAAAGCCCAGAAAGGCGAGGGGCGGACACCCTTTCCACGAATTTACACACACACAGAATCCTACCTCCATCCAAAATTATTATTTTTTGAGTAATTCCCCGCACACCTACCCAGAATTCGGGCACAATGAATAAAATACTTACACAAACTAAGAAATATATGGTATAATATTGCTTATATTTTAAGTTAACTAAGCTACTATTCCTAGAACCACGCTACTAAAGTTACATTGAACCAATATTAATTGTTTATATAAATTAAATGAATAACTTTGTATATATTCTAGGAACACAATAAGCAATTTTATGGTATAATATTAGTATATGGCAAATAAAGGTGAAATTTCTGTAGACTCAGAAGATGAGATTAGAGAAATCGAAAAAGAACTCGAAGAAGAACTAAGATATGCAGTAGCATCAGCTAAGGGTGTTGTACCAGCAGATGCTGTATTAAAGATAGAGCGTAAACTTGGTCGACCTACGGGCGGTCTTAGTGCAGAATCTAAGAAAGCTGGTGGTAAAAAGTCTAGAATCAAAAGAGGGCAGACGTATAAACCTACAGATGACGATTATTCTAAAGTAGAAGAAATGGTTACTATAGGATTAGACCAGCATACTATAGCCAAAGTAATGGGTATTAGTAATGCCACTCTCACTAAATATTATGCACACAATTTACTAGTAGGTAAAGAAAAACGCACCGCCCGAGTAGCAGGTGTAGCCTATGAAATGGCTGTTAGCGGTGAATCTCCTAGCATGACTACGTTTTGGCTAAAGACACAAGCCGGATGGTCTCCAAAACACCATGTTGTTGTAGAAGATAGACAGTTTGACATACAATGGGCCAACGATGAGGCTGACATTGCAGACGCTAATCAATTACTAAACAATAAGGATAGCAAAGTACACTAGTATTTATGCAAGAGGAGAGGAAATCCATAGTAATTCCCTATACACCTAGGGATTTACAGAAACACTTACATACTAATCTAGATAGATTTAATGTAGTTGTATGTCACAGAAGGTTTGGTAAGACTGTGTTTGCTATAAACCAGCTCATAAAAAGTTCTGTAGAAGATATACAAGCTGGCAAAAGACAGCCACGCTATGCATACATAGCACCACTATTTAAGCAGGCTAAGACAGTTGCTTGGGATGAATTAAAAAGACTATGCAGCGTATTCCCTGAGGTTAAGTTTAATGAAGCGGAACTAAGAGCTGACTTCATGGGAGCTAGGATACAACTGTACGGAGCTGATAACTATGACACTCTCCGT